ATGTTTGCTGAAATTCAATTAATATTTAGAACTGCAGCAGAAAGTATTACCCGACCTTATCTTAAATTGGCTAAATCGATGATTAAGCCTAAGAATGATTTTAATAGACCAGCAACTGTTGGTGGATTTACTAATCAGGACTGGGAGAATATCGGTAATGATCTCAGACGGAGCATTATAGCTTATGGCAAATCAAGACTTAGTTGATAAAAATGAACAATCGCAAGATGCTTCTGATTCTGAAATTAAGCGCCTTGATAAACAAATAGCCGATCAAATCAATGATTCGAATATGTCTACTAAGACTAAAAAACATGTAATTAGCATGATGCAAATGTATAGTGGACCTATTCCACATCCTGATATATTAGCAGGTTATCAGCATCTGTATCCTAAGGCTGCAGAGAGAATTATTGAAAATGGTGTTGCAGAAAGCGAGCACCGTCGCAAACTCGAAACGATAAGGCAAAAAAGAAGAGGAAGAATGGCCTGGGTTTCATTAATTGCATTAGTTGTCATTTTGGCAGGTATAACGGTTGGCTCATTTTTCCTTATTCTTCACGGCAGCAAAGTGCTGGGAACTATTTTCGGCTCGTTATCTTTTATCAGTTTGCTTGGCTCATTATTAGGCTATGTTGACAAATTATCCTCTAGTGATGATTGGACTCAGCGCGACAGTGAAAAAAGTTCTTCTGATAGTACTAAAAAATGATACGGTGAATTTTAAATATTACTTAATCAATTAGAATGAGTGCTTTTGGGAAAAGAAATATCTTGATTACAAACTAAAAAAGTCGAATCGTATTGATTCGGCTTTTTGCTTGCTGAAGATTTTAAATTAATTAAGCGGTTTTCTTGCTGGTATTGTCATCTGGGTAGGGATGCTTAGCATAGCCTTGTTTGCCCCATGGGCAGCCAATTGAGTAAACGATCATTAATCCAATACCAAAGCCGCCAGCATTAGACATGTCATTCATGAATGCAAAAATGACATTTATACCGACAACGATGAAGAAAATAATTTTAACGATTTTTTCGGCCTTTCTGTTTGGCGCTTTTTTAAGAGTTACTAAGTACCAAATTGCCAGGCCTAAGGCCCATGCGGCAAAGAAGTACATGAATTGCTGAAATTCTCTCACTACCCCAAACATAGCAGCACCGCTGTACTAGCTAGCGGTAAAGAAACCACTTACTGCACCAATAGCTAGAAAAATGCCACCAACTAATCGACGTACATTTAACGTATTTTCTTTATTTTCCATTCTTGTCCTCCAAATCAATTTACGCCTTAGGTTTAATGTCGCTGGCAGTGGACAATGTATAATTGATCGTATGAAAAGAATTCAATTGTAAAACAGAAAGCGAATGTAGAATGATTAATAGATTAGTGTCCACTTTTTTAGCAGCAGGTTCATTTGGTTTCATTAATTATTGGGTACTAATTCATCTTGGGCTTAAAAGCGAACGACAGCTTACCGGCCATGATGCCATCATGTACTCATTAATCTTTTCAGTACCAGACTTTATAATTTTTTTGATACTTCAGCAATTCTGCCAATCTGTTTTTTCTGGTTTGAATGCTGACTGGAAACTAATCTTTTCAGCAGCTCTGAGCTTTATAATTATTTTTTTGCTTACGCTGGTATGTGGTCAGCCATTAGTATCAGCAATTTATAGTTTGATTAATCTTTTCAGAAGAAAAGGGCATAAAGCCGATATTGTGCAAGAAAGTCCATGGTCAGAGCTAGAGATTGGAACTGATCCTGCTATGGCATATTTTTATGATTTCGATAAGAATCCATTAGGTTTTGGGTATATCAGGACCATTTCAAATGATTTTGATAATAATTATTCAATGAACCTTGAACCATTTGTGGATGACACTAAAGATGCAAAGCAATTGGACTATAATACGCTAATAGACTACATTCAATCTAAAGAATGGCAGAAAAAATATACAATCACGCAACACATCAATTTAAAGCAAAAATTTATATTGATTGTATTGCAAGAAAAATAAATTATTTAGATCCTTTTTTAGGCGGTTTGGGCGGTGTCTTTTTGCCTAAACTAGGAATCGTTTTATGTATGCCTCTGTTCTGCATTTTTGATGGATCTACTGAATCAGCATGTTCCATTAATTTATCCTCCTAAACAGTATATTAAGTTTAAAATCATTGACATCATTGCATTAATTTCTAAGAAAGTATGATTTCATGACTATTTCTGAAGCAATTCAGCTGGCAAATAAAGAAAACAAAGGCGTTTCTCGCATCTCATGGGGTAGCAGGGGATGCACGATTATTCCAACAGATACCATCAATTGTTGCTTGGTTGCGCCTTTTCAAGGAAAGACAGCTACTAAACGCTGGGAACCTTCAGCATCTGATTTAATAGCTGACGATTGGCAAGTTACTGATTAAAAAAGGATTGAGCCATGAAATTAGATGAATTAAAAGCCTTCTCAAAGCTAACAAATGAAAACAAGGAACTTAAACAAGAAGTAGAAACAGCCCAAGAGCTTCAATCGACTTTAATTGATGATCTGTCTATTGATAAAGTCATCAAAGTTAAATATCGATTAGGAATAGGGACACGTGCTAACCCCGTCCGCATAATCACATCCTATTGGGATACTGACGGCCATCATTTATTTGACTTAGAAGAGCCATGATTTTTAACCTCTACAGGCGGGTGTTTAATCATTAGAACCAAATTGACCTGTGCGATGACGATTTTGAAATATGATTTAAGCTGCTCTAGTGATTGCTTAACATCAAATCCGTCAGGCCTATTCCAGTGGGCATAATCGTTGCCAGTAATTCTGACAACATCACTAGCTACCGCTTTTATTTCATCGCCTTTAAAAAAGTGGGCAATAGCATCGTTAAGACTATATTTTGCTATTTTGTCTCTTGACTCGCCCGAAAACTCTACCGCTATTAATGCTTAGCATCAGCAAGCATTTTCATTAAGTCGCTGTATCCGATCTTCGGTACTCCATATTCTTCGGCTTTCAGTTCGCTACTGCTGTGAACTCCATCAGTGAGATGAGTAGAAACTTGTTTTCCATCAATCAAGTAATTTGTCTTATGGCTAACTGATCCTGTAACTTTTCCACCATGAAGTTCTATCATTTGTTTAATTTCATATTTGCTAGCTTCTTTGAATTGTCCAGAAATACAGAAACGAATACCATCAAATATTTTATCCGAATGCTTTTCAGTCTTAGCTAAATCACCGTCTCTTAGCTTTTTATAAAGTCCTGCAGTAACTTGGCAGTCACCTAAAGCATTATGTGAATTTCCAGATAACCCAAAGTAATCTTTTAAAGTTTCTAGCTTAAAATTTTTAAGTCCTAGTTCTGCCATTTCTTGCTTGGCCATTGTGCATGTGTCGATAGTATAAAATTCGTTAGTTGTAAACTTTCCTTTTTGTCGATAGCCATTGTTAAACATAATCGGAATATCGAAATTATTTATATTATGTCCAACCCAAACGCTATTTTCTCCGACAAATTTTTGAAATTGAGGAATAACTTTGTCAAAAGTAGGCTTGTCTTTAACATCATCTTCAGTAATTCCATGAACTAATCTGGCATTTTCACTAATTGGTGTTTTTTCAGGATTGATATATTGATTAAAAGTATCAACAAGTTTGTCATCTTCAAATTTTAAAGCTGCTAGTTGAAGAATTTTATCATGAGAAGTACTTAAGCCAGTGGTTTCCGTATCTAAAACAATGAAATTTTTTGTGTTTTTAGCATTAAAAATTTTAGGAAGTACGTGATCATGTTTAGACGGCCCAACAGAAGTCATAGTGGAATATAATCCTGGAGCGATTTCAACTGAATAACTATTTGGATTAGAGTCTTTATGGTCATTGATTGAAAAACGCGTCGCGGTGCCATGAGTTGGATGAACAGAAGACTCTGCTTTGGACGATTCAATATTAGGCTTAACTTTTGGTGATTCGATATTTTCAGTTGCTTTTTGATTATCTGCAGATTCGTTTAATACTTTTAGATTTTTTTTGCTATTGACAGTGGCTTCTTTGCTTTCAGCTGACTTTTTGTCAGTTATTTGCTTTGGCTCTTTGGTGTCAGATTCTTTTACAGACATTTTGTCTGGCTTAATAGATACTTTATCTTTGTTCTTCACTTTGTAATAGCAATAGCCAGCTATGCAAGCAACTATCACAGTGGCAATGCCTACTGGAGTTGTGAATAGCCATTTTGCTGCTAAAAAAAGAATTGCAATTAAAATAATCCAGCCTATCACATTTTTCATTACTTATTCCTCTTACTGCTTACAATTTACTTCTGACCTCGATGGCTCTGCCGATAATGCGGCCAGGGTGGTCTTTGGTCAAAATAATAGGGTCAAACGTGTCATTATCAGGTTGTAAAACAACCATGCCATTGATATGTTTGACCCTTTTTAGTGTGGCTTCAGTATTCCCATTAACCAAAACTGCAGCTATTTGACCATCCTCAACCTCTGGCTGCTCTCTGACTGTCACGATTGCACCATTTGGAATGGTAGGATCCATGGACTCGCCCTTAGCGCGCAAGTCAAATAAGTTACCCTCTGGAACTTGTCCTGCAGGGTAGATATGAGCTATATGGTCCTCAACATTTTCTTCAGCCGTAATAGGCTCACCACAAGCGATCTCACCCAAAAGAGGGATGCTGACTATAACCGTGTTTGTACGATAGTGGTGATCCATGTTTGTTGGAATTGAGGATGTTATTCCCGGTATACCATCTATTATTTGAGATTTAGGCACGTTAAAAATCTGAGATAGCTTTTCGATATATCCCATACGAGGGATTTTCCGTCCTACTTCCCAATTTGAAACTGTTTGCTTGGAGACATCTAGTTTGTCAGCAAGTTGTGCTTGAGTCATACTGTGCTTTTCTCGCAATACTTTCAATTGAAAGCCAATATCAGTGCCTTTCATCTAATCCCTCCCTTATTGTTCAACTGCCCTTATTATAACATTAAGTTTAAATAGTCGTCCCTAAAGTTATATTTTTGCAAAAAAGTTATTGACTCTAACCAAAAGTTAGACTAATATAAAAGTTGAATTGAGAAAGGAGTTGAAAGAATGAGCGACAAAACCAAAATTAGCTTGAAAGCTGCTAGAGTAAATGCTGGTTTGACTCAGCAAGAAGCTGCCGACAGAATGGCTGAATATATGGGTATTAAGGTATCTCGCCAACGTATTCAAGGCTTTGAAAGAGACCCTGAAACGGTACCTCCGGCTTGGGCCAGGGGATTTTCATGGATTTATAAGCTACCCTTGGACGACTTATTTTTTGCCCGTAGGTCAACCGAAAGTTAGACAAAGGAGGGGGAGATAATGGACAAACCCTTACAGGAATTCAAATTTCATAACTGGGATGTCATGATCTTAAAAATAGATGGCCAGCCATGGTGGATTGGCAAACAAGTCGCTGAAATTCTTGGTTACAAAAATGGCAGCAGAGACATTAATAGACACGTGGATGAAGAAGACCGTCAAAACTACCAAAACGGTACTTTTACGCCACCACGGGGATTAATCGTAATAAGGAGGAGAGAAATGCAAATTAGAAAATATCAATTCGGAGATTATCAACTAACAACCCAAGAAGATAATCGAGGGCAAATATTCTTTGATGCAGAGCAAGCTGCAATTGGTCTAGGAATTTATCAAATAAAAAATGGCCAAAAATATGTACGTTGGGAAAGAGTTCAAAAATATATTCATTCCCCACTTGTGGGGAAAGGAAGTTTTATCTCTGAACCAGAATTCTATGAATTAGCTATTAAAGCCGATAATGAGCCAGCTAGAAAATTTCAACACTGGGTAACTTCAGAGGTTCTGCCATCAATCCGCCAAAACGGCGCATACATGACAGATGAAAAAGCGTACGACGTTGTCCACAACAAAGACGGTCTGGCAAATTTGTTGCAGCAGGCGGCAGATCAGCTCCGCAAGAAAGACATTCAGATCGAAGAGATGAAGCCGAAAGCGCTGTTCGCTGACGCGGTGGCTACCAGCAAGAGCACAATCCTGATCGGCCAACTGGCAAAGATGATGCGACAAAACGGCATCAACATCGGCCAGAACAGATTGTTCGCTTGGTTGCGGAGAAACGGATACTTAGGCAAGCACGGCAATAATTACAACGTTCCAACACAGTACGCAGTAGAGCACGGCTGGTTTAAGACCAAAGAAACGTCAATTCAGCATTCAGACGGTCACATTACTATTCAATTGACCGTCAAAGTGACTGGCAAGGGACAGCAATACTTCATCAACAAGTTTCTGAAACATCCCGAACTGGCGGAGGTGTAGCAGATGTCAGGCATGGCTGATTATGAAGGCAGTTCTGAGCTTTCAAAGGCTTTGGCCAGAAGCATGAAATTCACATTAGACAAGATAACGGCTCACAACCGTAATAGCAAAAAGATGGAGGCGTAGCAGATGAGAAAGCCAAAAACTAGAAAAGAGTACCTGATAAATTTTGCCGAGCAGAACGACTTATCCAAGATTTATCAAAATCACGAAACAATCCAAAAGACTGGCGAAAAAATAATCGAGGCTCTACAAAAAGAAGGCCTGACATACACCGAGGCATATGCAAGCCTTCAATATGCTTACAACAAACTAAAATTTGAATCTAATTTTGTGACGATTCCAAAGGAGAAAAACGATGGACATTAGAACAGCAATCCTAAAGCTAGGCGATAAAAAAGGATGGATTTACCGAAAAGATTGGGAACAGTACGGCGGCAGTCAGCGTATTCAGCCATCAAACAGCACATTTCTTTGCGCTATGTATGATGGCGATGCAATTGTCGGCGTTCGGTGGGAGCCATCTAAAGAAGATTTAACCGCTACAGATTGGGAAGTAGAATAAAAGGCTTCATTCCTGAAGCCCCTTACCAAAATTATTTTGGAAAATCAATATTCAAATTCAAGTATGAGAGCACGTCACTACCATATCGGCGAGTTAGCAATCCTTGATTTTCCAAACTTTCAAGAACGTTATCAAATCCAGCATTGCTAAGACCAGCGTCAGCCTTGATTTGGTCGATCTTATAAGTATGAGTTGGTCTGCAGCTATCTGAATTATTGATAATTGCTTGAATTACCTTATTTTCACTGTTCATGAGATCACCTCCTTTCGCAGGGATGATTCAACTTTAGCAAATGAAAACTAACAACCGTAGTAGCAAAAAAGAAATGAAGGTGACAGCAATGGCACAAACAAAGTTAAATTCTACAGAATTAAGCAATTATGATTGGGTGCTGCATTTGACAGCATTCTATTACTACATTCACTACAAGCATTTGGAGCTTAAAACGGTCAGAGAGCTCAAAAATAATGCCTTAAAGGTGATTTATGCTGATGGATCGTATCAACAGCTTATGCCAGGTGAAAACAGCTCAGATCAGATTTTATACGTAGCTGACGAAGATGCTTATCAGCATTGTTTAGAAAAATTTATGTGAGGTGATCAAAGTGGAGATCGCGGTTGATAACAAATCTTTTAATGAGGCTGTGATCGAAGCCGTTAAGGCACTCGATTTGGTGCCAAAAAGTACGCTGACAGGGCGCACCATTTCGCTCGATGAATTTCGCAAAAAGTATTGTGGCGGCAAATCAAAGGACTGGGTTAAAGAGCAGATCTTTTACACCTTTAAGCCTGATTTTGTCCAGAATATCCATCCCGGACACGGTTCAAGATTCATCATTTTTGAAAGACCGGCAGCTGAATGGATGGAAAAACATAGAAAAGAGATTGAGTGGGATGCTTAGAAAACAAAATAAAAAGACCGACTGGTTAACAGTGGTCTTCTGTGCAGTGATGTTTCCAACTTGGGCGATTTTGCTCAGCGTACTTTGCTACAACTTTTGGAGCTGGGTTATTTCAATCGCTCACTAAGATAATTAATTTTGAAAGGATAGAAAAATGAGTTTATTAGAAACCGTTGATAAAGATACTGCCAAACAGTTTAAGGACATTTTTGGAAGGGCTCAAAAAGAGCTAGATAAAGGTGAAGTTACTAGTGTCTGTTTAATTGTTAATAAAACTGATGGCCATTCTCATAGTCATTTAGCTGGCAATTATCCTGAGCTAATCGGCTCTATAGAAGTTCGAAAATCCGTGATGGTTGAAGCACTGAGTGATCGTTCAAAATTGATGGAGATGCAGGAAACTGTATCAAATATGCCGGATAGCTGGAGAAAAATGTTTGAGAAGATGATCAACGATGATGACGATTAAAGAACGTATTGCAGAACGCAGACAAGCAATTAGGCAGTTTGAACACAATAAGCCCTTAATCCGTGCAAGCAACTGCATGGGTGGCAAAATTTCAGCAACTTGGGGCATTAGAGCTACTGAACCAGATTGGCTAAAAATGGCACCAAAAAAGCCGATCACGGCAAAATGATCGACAGCAAATAGTTATGAATCAGATCGTTTAAAGATCTAACTGAATTATAGCACATCCGTGCTGATTCACTTTGGAGATTATGATGGACAAACAAAATGAGACCTTTCAAAAGCCCAGGAACAAGGATGGCACCTTGAAGCCTAGCTATTATTCAATCACTCCTGCCTCAGTTAGATACGCAAAAATTAATCCAGGTGCCAAACTGCTCTATGGCGAAATAACTGCTCTCAGCAATAGTGAGGGCTATTGCTGGGCGGCCAATGCCTATTTTGCCAAACTGTATGACACGGATAAAAGCACCATTAAGCGTTGGCTAAGGCAGTTAGAAGAACTGGGAGTATTAAGCTCTGTGGTTTTGCGTGGAGATAACAAGCAAGTTATCCAACGCAGGCTGTTTATAAATGATACCCCTGGGGTCAAAAATGCACCCACCCCTGGGTGCAAAAATAAACCTACCCCTGGGGTCAAAAATGAGCCAGAGAATATTACAAGAAAGAATACTACAAGTAATATTAATACTCTCTCTCTTACTCCCTCTTTACCGGGGTTATCCACAGGTAGCAAACCAACTAACCAAACTAAGCAAAAAAAGAGAGAGATTAAAAACAAACCGTTAACTGATCAACAAACTGAAACAGTCAAAATGGTCAGAAATTTGTTTGCTCAGTGGGGCATTACCTTATCTGAATACGAGAACGGGATGCTTTGCTACTGGGCGCAGCATTATCAAGGCAGGACCATTTATCAAAATGCACAGTCAGCTCTTGGCAGAGCAGATGACTCACCATTCTGGTATTTAGCAACTCTTATGAAACAAGAAAAGAAGGACACATGATGGTATCTGATAAAGCAGAAGACATTGCACAATTTAAACGCTGTTGTGAGCAGATTTTAAATAGGCGATCAGATCTACTGGAAGCATTGCAAGATGATACTGATTTTGATCTGCATAATTTGAAGCAATGTGAAGATAAAGCAAAGCGCTTAATTCTTGAATTTAGACAAATTAGCCATATCAGTGATGAACTGTTCCGATTGCTCTTAAGGCTGGATGGTTGACATGTCTGTACAAGCGATTCAGTTGAGCGATCAGATTGCTGAACTGACCAAAAAGATTGAAGCAAAGTATGGCTGCAGAACATCTCGATGGAAAGAAGATGATCCTGACGTCAAACAGGTCAAATTAGTTGGCTTTAAGCTCTGGCATGCGCTATATGGTGATGATCAAGTTGCTGCGAAAGTCGATCCAGCGCTTGACGACCGTTGGCGGAAAATCATCAAGCTTAATGACGACGCTCTTATCCCATTTGAGTCATTGCCGCGGAGGACACGATATTCATGGACCACGATTTTTAGCTTGAATGAACAATATGATGGACCATTGCGGCCGACTTTCAAATATCGCGCTAGGCCGATTAAAGGCACAGGCGTGCAGATCTTTTCACTAACTGTGCTCAATTTGAAGACAATTTTGCACATGCAGCAAGCGCGGAAATCAGATATCGATGAATTAGCAGCTAAACGTGGCTATGTCCTCAGCAAAGGCCATTATGCCTGGCATTGTGTCCGGATGGGCGATGCGTTTATGATTGATGAAACCAGGCCGCCAATTCTCAGGACAACAGACAGTTTCGCAGAATGCTGCAGGAGAAAGGAATATTATGCAGGATTTTAAGATGTGGCTTCAGCTGATAGGTTTTGTAGCCGTTGTTTTAGTAGTTTTGTGGGTTTTATTCAGTTTGGAGGAATGATCTATGAAAATTATTGATAATTCAACACCAAATTTACGCAAATTCAAACCGGGCACGATTTTAAAAGTTTCAGATGGTACAGAGGATGATGCAGACTATTTGCTAGTTGCTTATACTCAAGCCTCAGATCAGGTTTTGCAACTGATTAATCTTAAAGATGGCACGACAATTGATGGACAAGCAGTTGTTGACCCATCAGACAGTATCGACGACTTTTTTGAAGAGGACATGGAAGTGACTGTCTACCACACAATGAAGCTGGTGTCAGACGATGAAGAGTAAATCATGTCCGTACTGCTGTACCTTTGATGAAGAAACCGACTGTGGAGCTGATCGTTGTACAGGGCATCTAGTAGATCTTGACTATTCAAACAAAATAATGAGCTGGACGGGAATGGATTTTGTTAGAGCAATTTACCTTCGAAAAATAAAACATGGCGCAATTTTAGTAAATAATGAACCTGATAATGAGGGCTATATGAGAGCAATTGCTGAAATAAAAGTTTCATACTGCCCTTGGTGTGGGAGAAAACTATGAAAGCATGGATGGTTTATGACAAAAACGAGCCGGAACATCCAGACTATGTTTTTGCTCCAACTGAAGGCAAAGCTAAATCAGCTGCACTTGAATTGCTGTTTTCGCAAACTTGCGCCGATTTTACCGATATGCGAGTCAAGCGTTTGCCAGGAGTTGATGATATCGAAAAAGAAAGCACGGCTAAAATCTTCAGCAAATTAATTTTGACATGTGGTTGGGATGTTAGATTGCCAAATGGCAAATTCATGAATTCTGATAATTATGATGAAAAAGAGCTTGAGGAGGCTTGGCAAGATTATGACTTGTGATAACTGCGGCGAAGAAATTCCGCAAGGACAAAATTATTACTACATTCAAGAAAATCACGTGGTTTTGGATATTACGGGAAACGATATTTTCTGTTCAAAAGAATGTATACTCAAATATTTAATGGTCGATGAAGACATTAGTGACGGAGAAAGCGTGATAGATATATGATTAGTGGTAATCTCAAAGTGCCCTACATATTTAACAAAAAAATTGAAAGAGCATATTTCAATAGCGTTATCTGCGGAAAGAAAAGGTTCGAAATCAGAAAAGACGATAATCCAGATCATCCATACCAAGTCGGCGATATGATTTTGCTGCGTGCTATTAATGATCAGGGAAAGGAAACAGGCGAATTTCAGCTGGTATCGATTACCTACGTTTCTGATTATGCTCAAAAATCAGGTTATAAGGTTTTAAGCATTGATTTAGAACAAATGTCACGGTATTAGATTGGAGCAAATTATGAAAGCCAAATGTTGTGAAAATTGTGGCCGCTTAAATCAGGCTAGTCGCAATTATTGCACACGCTGCAGTTTTCCACTTCTCAGCGATGAAGAGTATCGGCAAACGCAAGTTGTTTTTTGCCAAGAAGGCATCATTACCAAGCTTAACGGTGTGCCAAGATTCATTCTCGATTATGGATATGGCTACTTTGATCAAAATGGAAAAAGACATGACATTTCAGAATGGCACTACAGAAAAGGTGTTCAGCTTATGAGAAGACAAAATCATCGCCATTGGAGAAAGGTAGCATTTGCCGAACGCACAGAACATTTAAAAAAACTTGTTGCTAGATCATAACTCAACTCATTTAGGCCAGTTACAATTAACTTATTAGGTACCTCCGGCAAAAACTACTAACTTTTTACATCTAAAACCTAATGTTGCTGCATCGGCTTCATCGAAAATCTTTGTTTACCGTCACTAGTTTTCTTGATTGATGAATTAATGCTGACGTTCGACTCGTCAGGCAGCAATTGCTTGCAGGTGTTTTCAAATTAAACATATTAGTCGAGTAAATCATAAAGTTACACAAATTATTCGTTCTGCAAGCGGGCTCTAAAGCTTATTCTCATCCCTAGTCAAGGGATGACCCTTAAGAGCTACATCGATGGACTATATGACACACCCTGTTGGTGCTTGATCACTGCTGGTTCGCGACCAGCTATAGCTGTTCCTGCGTGAACGTTGATGGGCCGTTCGTCCATGTACGGTCTGTTATTGCAGGATTTACTTTCGCCACGACCTGTTGCCAAAGTTCAGGCATTGCCCTTAATTACAATTAAGATACAGCGAGCGAAAGAAAGAGCGCACTCAAGTTCCGAGCGCGCTTTTGTTTTTCTTAGAGGGATGATTATATGAATTGGTTTACACCGGCAATGTTTCTAGCATTATCAGTCTTATGTTTTGTTCAGCAAAAAGAAATCGACAAACTGCAGAAGCAAATCGACAGTCTGCATTCAGCTGCAGTTCTGCAGAACAAGGCGATACTTGAGCTTAACGAAAACATGATGAACAACATCAGAGCAATCAACCACAATGCTGAACTCTCAGACAACATCAACAAAGTCATCACGGAGAAAATTCATGAGATTGATCAAAGAACGCAAGGTGATTAGTGTTTTGCTTTTCAGAGAGTTAGACAAGACAGCAACCTGCGCAGCCGCCAAGAAATTCCTTGGACCAGAGCTTGAGCGCTTAGTCTTGATGTCTGGCCATCAGCTGATTGATATATCATCACCAGCGCTAAGTCCTGCGCCTGGCCATTCATCCGGCAATCACAATGAGGATGCGTTGATAGCTGGCATTGATGCTGACAGAATTGTGATGGCCACGCACGAAACTATTCACCATTGTCCGGAACCATCCAAGACTATCTTGCTCGATAAGTATGTTAAGCATCTGCCTAACCTAGTCATCTCACAAAGCATCTACCTTGGCCACACAAGGTTCAATGAGTTGCTTAATCGTGCGCTACTTGAATTCGTGGATGGCTTTGACTATTGGCAGCGTCGCTATGACTGTCAGCCGATCACTGATCTGCATGTTTACAAAGCGGAAAGATAGCGGAAACAAAGCGGACAAAGAGCGGACATCATACGGAGGCGATTGAGATATATTGATAGTGTAAGTTCATTGGCTAGAGCAGAGTCGATAGCTTGCTAAGTCTCATTAATAAACCTCCTTATGGATAAGCATCAGCAGTCAGCTGGTGCTTTTTATTTAGTAAAGAAGGGATGACTCAATGCAGCTCAAGCAATGCAGATATCCGACATGCACAAAGCTGGTGTCGCGTTCGCAAGCCAATCCATTCTGCAAAGACCATGCTCAGTATTGGCAACCACCTAAGTCTAGTCCATATCGCAAGACCGACTACAAGATGTACAATCGCTTTAAACGCGACAAGCAAGCCGATGCTTTCTATCACAGCAAGCAATGGAAGCGATTGTCTGAAAAACTCAGACGAAAATCAATTTGGACTTGCCAATGCTGCGGCAGGACTAGAGATAGGGTATCTTTCCTTGTTGTCGACCACATCGTGCCACTCAAAGTTGATCCTAGCAGACGGCTTGATGAAAAAAATCTCTGGGTTTTGTGCAAACAGTGTCACTTTTGGAAAACTCAGCTTGAAACTCAGATTTATGGAGCATCCCGTATAAGCAACCTAGATGCCTCTAAGAGCTGGCCAAGAGAAAAGATAGCCAATTGGATTCAAAACAAAGAAAAACAAGACAGAGAATCAAATAGCCCCCCCTGGGTGCAGCCTCAGCGGGAGCACACGCACAGGCGTCAAAATTTTGGCAAGCGTGAGTAATCAAACCCGTAAAAAGAGGATTTCAGCAAGGAAGTGATCAAAAGTTGGCAAATCCACGTCATGCTGGACGCAAACGGAAGCTAAATGCCGGCGATGGCGATCAAGCTTATCAACGCCGGCAGACTAAAGAATTTAAAAAACTACAAAAAGGCTTGAAAGAGGTTCAGCAAACCGCTCCAAGCTACTTAGATGCTCATGGCAAATGGCTTTGGCGGCAAATTGTACCTGAATTAAAGAAAATCGGTAATGTTAAGTGGCTAGATGAGCCAAACATCATTGCTCTTTGTTCCGCGTACTCGGATTTCAGAACGGCTAGTGAAGAGATTGCAGCTAATGGTCCGTATGCCATGTTTTTGGCGAAAGATGGTGCATATCATCAAGACAAAAGCCGGGCTAATCCGATGTTTGCTGTTAAAAACACAGCTGAGCGCACGATGAAGACCTTGTCAGCAGATCTGGGCATGAGTTTTAACGCCCGGGCAGCTGCCAACATTGAGTCTGAACATTATCATGCTGCCGAACCTAAACCAAGCAATCCGTTAAAGATAGTGAAGTTCAATGTCTGAAAAAATTGATTTGACGCAAGTCAGCAATATCAAAGAGTACGTTTTAAAGCATGAAAATGAGCTCAATTTTCAGCAATTAGCTGAAAAATACCACGATCCTGGCACTAAATACGCCTTAGACGTGTTTTTCAGCGACAAATATATCACTGGCAGGGATACTCAATTGGCTGTTTTTAGGCATTTAGCAGACCTGAAACGGCAAAATAAGGACGATTTCCCTTATATTTACAGCCAAAATTACGTCCAAGCAATCGAATATTTCACTCGGATTTTGCCAAATCCAGAGAAAATTAATGAAAAAATCGTGCCATTTCCATATGAATCATTCATTTTAGACAGCCTTATTGGCTGGCGGGATGTCAGAACCAAGGGCTCAAGGTTCCATTTGGCCCATGTTTCGGTTGGCCGGCACCAGTTTAAGACCTTTATTGCTGCCGTTTTAGTCAATTTCGGCTATTTCGTCATTGGAATGAATGGTTCAGCACAAGACTTTCTGGTTGCCTCAATTGATACCGACCATGCGCACAAGCTTTTCGATTATATTGCCTTGCAGGCAAGCCAAGTGATTAAACTGCCTGAATTTCAGCAAATCTGCAAAGAAAATGAAGTTGAAGTTCAAGCAACTCAGATCGTTGGCCACAAAAATAAAAATTTAATCCGGCAAGGCACTGCTAAAGGCTCTGGCTTTGACTCAAAGCACGATCTGATTGCTGTTTTTGATGAAGCCGGCGGGCTTGATCCGCGTTATGACGAAAAAATCAATCAGATTATCACTGGCCAAGGCGATATACCTAATCGGCTTTTGCTGAAGATTTCAACTGCTTATCCTGATCCCAAGGTTTCGTTTAAGCATGAAGAAGACAGCTTTAGATCGCTAATCGAGCATGACTATGAGCGTGCCGGCGACGATGATTTCTTCATCAATTTTGCTCAAGACAGTGAGGATGAAGCTTTTGAGCCTGAAACGTGGGAGAAATCTAATCCACTTTTGAGCGATAAAAAGCTGCATGATAAGAAACTGATCGGTCTAATCGAGCTTAGGGACAATATGGAACGTGCCGGCAAATTAGCCGGATTTGCTAACAAGACGTTAAACATGTGGTCAAGACAGTTTCAAGACAGCTATTTATCGCTATATGACATTCAGAAAAATGAAATTGACTCTTTTGATATTGCCGGCAGGGATGTCTATGTTGGCATTGACGCATCAATGAGCAACGACAATACCAGCTTTGGCCTGATTTTTCCGTACGATAACGGAAAATTCCACATTGAGCAGTTCTCATTCATTCCATTCGCTCAAGCTAAAACGATCGAAGCCAAAGAAAAACAAGACTCTTTGCCTTATCGACAGCTTGAAAAAGAAGGATTTTGCTCAATCACCTCTAGTCCATCCGGCACGATCGATTTTGATCAAGTTTGGACCTGGCTTTATGATTATTTGTCGAGTAACAGCTTGACGCTTAAGGCAATCGTAGTCGATCCGGCTTATTTGAAATGGTTTGCTGCCAGAGTAGAGAATTACCGGCCAGAGTGGCCGTATATTCCCATCCGGCAGACTTCATTTCAGCTTAATGAGCCGACTAAAAACCTGCAAAAGGCCTTTATAGATAGCAATGTCAGCATTTTGCATGATCCATTGCTGATTGATGGCCTCAATAACGCAGTGCTGCGGACTGATCAAGGCGGCATGGTCAAGATCGACCGGAATAACCGCACCAGTGAACACATTGATACTGCCGATGCAGTTATCAACGCATTCATGGAGGCACAGAATCATTTCAATGATTTCAACGACTCCGGTAATGATAAACCGCTGGATAAGCTGACCAGCGACCAGCGCAAGAATTATTTCAAGGCATTATTTGGCGTATGATCAAACAATTTCTCAAAATTTTGAAACTAATTTATAGCTTGTATTTGCAAGCTATTTTTTTCATCTCTGGTTTTGTGATTCTTAATATCGCTTGCTACCGCATCAATGTTGAGGCTGGCCTATTCACAACGGCAGCCACATTGATCTTGTTTGGCATCATTTTGAACCATGATCAAGAAAGAAGGTGAGATAGATGGGCTTACTAAGCAGAGCGTCTCCAAGAATTAAAAATGATCTGTCGATGCCGTCACGGCGTGGAATTGTTACCACGCAGCTGATTAATGGCGCACCGCTGAATTTGATTTCGACCACTGCTAATGCTTTAGAAAACTCCGATGTCTTCAGTGCCATTAACCGCATTTCGAGTGATATTGCTTCAGCAAAGTTTAGGACGACCAACACTTATGCTGACAAGGTTTTAAACAATCCTAGTAAAGTGGTTAGCCGCTTTACTTTCTGGCAAGGCGTGTTGGTTGATGCTTTGATCAACGGCAATGCGTATGTGCCAATTGAAGGACTGCAGCTTAATCATCTGCGGCCAATAGAAGTTAGCGAGATCAAGGCTGGTTCGCATAATTCATGGATGACATACAACATCAATCCGATGGATGGCAGCAAGCCTTACTTGCTGGATCAGAGCCACATTCTGCACTTTAGGCTAATGCCAGACGCCACCTGGGATTATCTGATTGGACGGTCGCCACTTGAATCGTTGGCGTATGAACGCACCATTTCGGACGATTCTAAACGTGCAACTTTGAATTCCATTCAAAATCAGATTAGTCCGATTGGTGTTTTAACCATTCCATCTTCTGATTTGAATCCTGAAGATACTGAAGAAGCACGGCAAGACTTTGAAAAAATGAACTCAGGCACCAATGCCGGCCGGCTGATGGTCTTAACTGATGACGCAAAATATGAACAGCTTGACGTTAAAGCTGACGTTTTCAAAGCATTGACTGAGAATGCTGACTATTCAGCTAATCAGATCTCTAAAGCGTTTGGCATACCGGTCGATATGCTAGGCGGCGGCAAATCGACTGAGTCGGAGCATAGCAATATTGACTCTGTCAAAGGCGCTTATGTGTCTGATCTAAACTCATATATCAATCCAATTCTTGATGAAATCAAATTGAAGATGAATTGCCCTGATCTAAAGCTAGACGTTAAATCTGCGATCGATGTGGATGACAGCATTATGGTCAACCAAGTCAATTCCATGATGCAGGCAGGCGTCATTGATCAAAAACAAGCACAAATCTTGTTAAAGCAATCAGGAGCATTACCAATGAATTTAATTCCATCAGCAAGTGAAGGAGGTGAGAGCCAAGATGATCAAAATTGATGTTAAAGGCGATGTGGTTGATAACTTCACAGCGCCTTTTTATGACTTTTGGGATTGGCAGTATACCAGTCCTGCCAAGATGCAAGACGATTTGGCTAAGGCACAAAATCAGGACGTTGAACTAGATATTGCTAGCTATGGCGGCGATGTTTTCGCAGCTTCAGAAATCTACACCATGCTGAATCAGTATCCAGGCAAGGTGACTGGCGTCATCCAAGGGATGGCTGCATCGGCTGCCAGTGTAATTGCTGAAGCGTGCGACCATCTGATCATTAGTCCAGCTGGCCAGATGATGATCCACAAGGCCGCTATGACTAGTGATGGCAATGCAGACAGTCATGTGAAGACTGCCAATGTCTTGAGCACCACTGACCGCACGATTGCCAGCATTTATGAAGCCAAAACAGGCAAGTCAGAAGCAGAAATCATTAGCTTAATGAGCGATGAAACCTATTTGACTGCTAAAGATGCTGTTGATCAAGGCTTCGCCGATGAAGTGATGCAAGTCGGCGATAAGGTGCCGCAAGTTGTCAATGGGATGCATCAAATCCCTTCACACGATCAAGTCCAAGAATTTATGAACTTGGTCAAAAATTCCAAGAAATCAAGCGCTGAACCAGAGAAACAAATCTCTGGTCACAGCGCTCTTTTTAAACAAAAATTAGCAATTTTAAGAGGAGAATAAAATGCCAGGAATTACTAAAGAACAAGTCCAGAACACGTGGATGATCTGGGCCGGCAAAGTTTCAGACCTTAACAACCAACTGAATGTTGGCTTGGTTGATGACTCTTTGACTAAAGAAGACTTCGAAACTAAACGTGCTGCACGTGATAAAGCTGTTAAAATGCGTGACCTTGCTTTAGAACAATTGAAGCAATTTGGCGAAGACGAGCCTAATCCAGCTGACGATGACAAAGGTCACGATGTTAAGAGCCTAAAGAATAATAAAGAGCAAGCTAAAGCTGATCTGTTCAAGCACATTAATAACTTTGTTCATGCACGGCACATTATGAATGATGGCTCCAATGGCGAAGTGACCTCTACTGTGGTTTCACCAATTATTCCAGAAGAAATCATCTATAATCCATCAGCTGAAGTGAACTCAGTTGTCGACTTATCAACGCTGATTACGCGTACTCCTGTTGTGACTGCTTCTGGTAAGTCACCAATTTTGGCGCGCGCCGGCTATGTTTTCCCAACGGTTGAAGAATTACAGACAAATCCAGAGCTGAAAGGCCCTAAATTTACTGATGTTGAGTGGAAAGTTGACACTCACCGTGGTGCTTTAGCCATTTCAAACGAATCAATCCAAGATTCTGCTGTCGACGTTTCTAGCATGGTAACTGATCAATTGGCAGAAGCGCGTGTTAATACCTACAACAGCGTCATTTCTGGCGTTTTGGGCGGTTTTAATAAGGCCACTGCCAACACTGACAATTTAACTGACGCATACAAGTGGTTGCTGAACGTTGGCCTTGATCCGGCTTATTCACCATCAATCGTGGCATCACAAACGATGTACAACGCTCTTGATACTTTGAAAGACAAGAATGGCCAATACATTTTCCACCAAGACATCACCGGCAAGTCTGGAGATAATTTGCTGGGCATTCCGGTTTACAGGGTTGGTGATACTTTACTTGGTAAAGCTGGTGAAGCTCACGCCTTTATCGGTGACTTAAGCCGGTCATTATTCTTTGCTGACCGCCAGCAGATCACTTTGTCATGGCAATACAATGAGTCATACGGTCAATACTTAGCTGGTGCCTTACGATTTGGCGTTAGCGCAGCTGATGTTAATGCTGGCTACTTCTTAACTGCCGATGTACCAGCATCATCAATCGTTAAGCCAGCAATTACGCCTACTCAAGGCTCAACTGTAGCAGGAGACACCGCTAAGTCTGGCAGTGGTAATTAGATAGGTGATAATTAATGACTGACGATAAGAAGGGCGTAACAGTCCAAGAATTGCGTGAATATTTGCAAAATGATGGCCTGTCAGATGCATTTTTGCAGGGCTTGATTGACGATGCAGAGAACAACGCACGCAATTCCATTGACGACAGCCTAGATCTTGATGTTTGCCGAAAATATCCGGACTTCAATATGGCCGTGAAAATTTTGGCTGATTTTGAAAACTGGATGCGTGGCCAACATACTTCAGTTGATATGGCTTATCCGAGGTCCTACTTGTATCGCTTAAATCAGTGTCGATGGAAGATCAGGAGGGAGCAGCATGGCAAATAGATTTTTGCCGGCTAACTTTACCGAGCAGATTGAGTTTGGTAAGGCTAATCGCATTAGAAATCCAAATACAGGCGCTAGTGATTTGACTTTTGTCAAAGAATTGGGGCCTTTTTTATGTGCTCCATACGCGCGGACCATGCATCAGAACTTTCAGTTGCTTGGCACCGAGTTTTCAGATACTCGGCAAGTAGCGATTTGGCACAATCCGTCTGTGACAACCTCACTCCAGTTCGCCAAAATTGGTGGCCAAATCTATGACCTAGTTCAAGTTTCGCCTGATCAAACAGGATCGCCTAATAAAGTCGACATTTTGACTTTGAAGCCTAATGACAGCGTGGAGGTGAGTGCAGATGGCTAGCCTAGAAGAACAGCTGGAGGCATTCCGCAAACGTGTTGCTGCGTGTGTTCCTAACAAGGAACAGCAGCAAAAAGCTACTGAAGCTGGTGCTAAATACTTTGCCCAAGAATTGAGCAAAATTACGAAAGAAAAGCACTATTCCAACAAAAAAGATGCCAAATATGGCCACATGGCTGACCATATTAGCTTTCATGCCGGCAACGGCGATGGCGTTATGGATGGCAGCTCAACAGTTGGCTGGACTAATCGCTATCACGCGATGAACGCTATGCGGCTGAATGATGGCACGGTTCACATTAAAGCTGATCACTTTGTGGACAATGCGCGTGAAGATTGTATGCAAGGCGTCCTAGAAGCTGAAGCAAAAGCTTTGAAAGGGGATGCTGACTAATGCAACCCATGAAGATACCAGTGATCCAAGTACTTGAGCTTCTTCAACAAGCACCATGTGACTGGATTGATGAATTTTTTGTCGGTAGCTTTGATCTTGGCTTCAAGCCAGATGTCAATAAAACATATGTCTTGCTTCAAGATGGCGTCGGTAATCTTGGTGATCATGCTAATGATTCACTCTATTCAATTGATGCTGTCATTGAAATTCAGGTCTTTTTTAGTAAAAAAATCCAAATAAATATTTTACAAGCACAACTTTCCCTAATGTCACTGCTTGAGCCTAACGGTTGGTTGCCTACCGCAATTAGGCCAGTCACTACCGACCCTGATACTCAGCAGAAAACGGCAACTGTTTATGTGCGAAAAACTTTAAGAATTCGAGGTAATTAAAATGGCTAAAAATCCAAGTTCTACCACTCATGGTATTGAACAAGTAATTTTCGGTTTAGTTGACGATGATGGCCAACTGATTGCTGATCCTGATAAAGGATTAAGTGCAAACGGTCTGTACTCACCAACGATGAATTATGAAGGTGCTACGACTGCTAACTGGACTGGTTTGGAACAAACCGGGACTGACCAGTTTGCTAATGACCAAAAGAAGCGTCGGACAACGCCGGCAGCCAATCCATCTTGTGCGCTGACTTTCCTGGATATTGGCTGGAAACAAAATAACAAGATCACAGGTTATGTGCAAGATGCCAACGATGGTGGTTGGTCACTGTCAACATCTAAGCCGCATGTAGCCATGCTGACAGTTGCTAAAGGCTTAGATGGCTCCAAGATCTATGAAGGCTGCGCAAAGGGCACCTGCATTGATCCACAACACCAACACCAAACTGATAACACAGCTGAAGTCGACGCAGATGCAGCTATGACCTACTCAGCTGAAGTTCCTGATGCAGACGTGTTCAAGACTTCAGATGGCTCAAAGCAACCATATCGCAAGTGGTCATCTGCAGACGCAAACTTCAGTCTGGATCAAGTCTTTGCTCAAGTGTTCCCTGGCTTTAAAGGAACTGCCAGCTTAGACGTTGAGCACATTACCGCACCAACTTCTGGTAGCGGTTCAAGCACTCAACCATCTTCTGGCTCTACTACTGATTCAGACGCTCATACTGGCAATCCAACCGCGTAGTTTTTGATAAGCAGGGCGGGAGCGGTAGGCAAAATTGAAAGGAAAAATCATGACGACATTAATCAAGATCGATACGACACCATTAGGCATTGCTAAGAAGACCATGCAGGTCTTTCCTTCAGGAGCTGTTGTTGATAAGGCGCAAGATATCAGCATTCAAACGCTAGAAGTGCCTGAAACCAAGTCAGCTTTGGAAGCTTTTAAGATTCAAAGAGACGTGAAGCTGCATGCTAAAGCGTTCTTGAAGCAATTGCTTGGATTGACTGAAAAGCAAGTCGAAAAGTTCAATGAGTCAGTCACTAATAACGACTTCATGGCTTACGTAGGCTACTTGATCTATTTGCTGGATGGCTCAGATTACGAAACGTTTGCTGAATTCCAAGACAACACGCATGCACAAAATGAGGAAGCGCAAGCTGACCCAAAAAAGCCCTCTACCGCCGAAACAAATTAGTACTTGATTTAAGGAATCGGCGCATGGATTACAAGCGCATGAAAAAGACGCTTTTCTTAGAAAAAGGCGTCCTACCGGAAAAGATTGATTCGATGAATTACTACGATTTGTTAGATGTCCTAAATGTACCTGAAAATGATCTCTCCGATCCAGGTGCAGAAAACGCCTATGACAATGTCGACTGGGCTGATTAG